AGAGATGTATTTATCTGACCTTAGAACTTTATATAAGATGAATTATAAACTTCATAACTTAGTTAACTTTCTTTCAATAGAACAGAACAGAAAGAAAAATAAAAAATGGAGATGTCAGAATGAGTGATAAGAAAAAAGAAAAAGAACTTAAAGATATTTTAGAAAAAATATTAAACAGAACAGATTCAAAGTTAGGAGAGTGGAGAAAAATAAAATGAGTAAAATAAAAATAAAAAAATCTGATTTAACTTACATCATGGATTGGATAGGAGGTAGACAGGCAATTTCAGAACTTCATATAGATTGGATATTTCCTGAAGATAATAAATATAATTATAAATGTGGAGAAGATGGTTGGCTCCCTCAATCGGCTTGGGAAGACTGGTTTATGGAAGCAGTAGAAAGATTTAACGAAGGCTACACTTATAATCCTTTAGATGGTGACATAGGATTAAAACATGAAACTGATTTATATAAAGAGCTATGTCCTGAATGTAAAGGCGAGGGAGAAGGGGGATGCCATGTCTGTGAAGATGAAGAATATGTCTTCTTACCTAAAGAAGAATGTAAAAAGATTTTTGCTAAAGAATTAAAGAGAAGAAAATGAATATATTCTATTTACACGCCAACCCAGAGTGGGCGGCATCTATGCACTGTGACAAACATGTAGTCAAGATGATCTTGGAGTCTGCACAGTTGTTGTCTACAGCACATCGTTTACTTGATGGTACAATGTCTGTAGAACTGTCAGAGAAGGGACGTAAGCGTAAGGTGTGGACACTATCAGATAAGCGAGAGTCTATATTATACAAAGCATCACACATCAATCATCCCTCTGCTAAGTGGGTGCGAGAGAGTAACTTTAATTATGTATGGCTCTATAGGTTACTAGATAATTTGTGTACTCAATATACATCAAGGTACTACAAACTACACAAAGTAGAAAGAGATGGTCTTCTACTACATTTATATAGGCTACCTCGTAACATACCAATCACACATGCCACACCCATACCACAGTGTATGCCAGACGAGTTCAAGGTGGATGGAGATCCAGTAAAAGCATATCGTAACTATTACATGGGACACAAAGTAGAAATGAAGAAATGGAATCATTCCCTCACACCAGAATGGTGGCAAGAAAAACAGGTGGCATAATGAGAACAGGTAAACCACATTTAGAAGAATTAACAACTGCATTGAAAGGATAGACAGATGCAACAACTACTTGAAAAAAGAGATGTAATGTTCCCAGTATATACACAAAGTGTGCAAGGAATAGGTGGTAAGATAAATGCACCTGATGTTAAGATGCTAACACGTATAAATAATAATGGTGGTGAAGACTACATCTCAGTAGTAAATAAAGACTATCGTGTAGTAGAGAATGCAGAAGTGCTTGAACCTCTACAACAACAGATGATTAACTTCTTTGATCCTATTGTATTAGAAGATGTACAAATTAAAGATACCATTCTTAAAAATGGTAGGACATGTTTCTCTGAGTACATCTTTCCAAAGATAAAACATGGCATTGAGACTGATACAGGACATAAGACTGAGTTTGGTCTGCGATTTGTAATGAAGAATAGTTTTGATGGTAAGGGATCAGTAGTCATGTGGTCTGGTCTGATAGATTTCTTCTGCACTAATGGTACAGTAACAGGTAGGTATGATGTCACTCGCAAGAGACACACTCGTAACTTTCATACCAGTGGTTTCTTAGATGCATTTGAGAAAACATTAGAAGAACATTCACATATTGTTGATCAGTATCAAAGACTTGCAGATCGAAAACTTAGCACATTTGACTGTGCTTTTAAAGTGAATGATTTGTTTAAGAGGCTAACTAAATCTCCTGAAAAAAGCAAGAGAAACAATACGTTAGCAAGCAAACTTAACAGACAGTTTGAAATAGAACGGCTCACTCGTGGAGATAATATGTTCGCTGTCTTATCTACTCTGACGCACTATGCTTCTCATACAACAGGTGATTTTTCCTTGACACGTACTGGAGACAGTGGTACTTTGTATAAACGTCAAGAGAGAGTAACCAACTGGTTAAACTCTGATACTTGGAAAGACTTTGTTGCTGAAGCAGCATAAGATATAGGCATGGAGGGTGGAGGCGTAGCCTAGCGCATCTCTCTTTCTCCACTCTCCACTATTTATATGGTATAATAGGAGTATATTATGCAATTACCTCAGTTCAAAACAGAAGAACAAGTAACAGCATACCTACGAGGTGATAATGATCCACTTGTAATGCAAGCATTAGAAGAGTATTGGGATATTATTTTATGTGATACTCCAATAACTGAAGTAGACTTTGAAGAATTAAATGGTTGGATAGAGTATGAATTAAACGAGTGGGAGGATCACTACGATAAATGGTCTGAAGAATAAGGAGATTGTTATGGGAATGAGTATGCGTGAAGCAGTTACAGATGCAGTAGAGATACTCTCAATGCTACATCTAAATGGTACAGTAGTAACAAAAGATAACGATAATCTTTCAGAAATAATTCATACATTAACTTGTTATTTAGATGAGTGTCCAGATGATTGATAAAATTTTAAAGTTTCTTTTTTGGCCGTTATTCTAATGTATATTATTACACAAGCTGATGGTAAAAAGATCAGCAATATCAATGAGATAGATGTTCTTGTTGATACAGAAACTGAACAGATATGCACGTTTGAAACTATGGTAGAAGCTTTAGATTATCTAAGTGAGTCAGGTGTATACGTAGAGAGTCTACAAAATCTACCATTCAATATAAAAATTGAGAGGCTTCAATGAGAATATTATTATTTTTATTTACATCAATGATGTTTGCAGTATTTCTAGCAACGACTGTTAAAGCCGATCAAAAAGCATGTCTAGCTGAAGCTATCTATTTTGAATCAAGATCAGAAAGTTTTATAGCACAGTTAGCTGTAGCTAATGTAGTGCTTAATAGAGTAGCTTCTAAGTATTATCCAAATAATATTTGTGATGTAGTACATCAATCTAAAACTTATGATGGACATCCAATAAGAAATAAATGTATGTTCTCTTACTGGTGTGATGGTAAACCAGAAAGAATAAACGACATTAAAGCATATAAAGTAGCTACTAATGTAGCTGATCTTGCTTTGTCTGGTGTAGTTGTCGAACATGTGATGGATGCTACACACTATCATGCACACTATGTAACGCCCCACTGGGCAACAGCACCTAGCTTTGAAACACTGACTCAAATAGGTAGTCATATATTTTATGTTGACATGAGGAATTAAAATGACATATAATGTTGAGATGGATAAACTCATAGAACAAAATCGTGAGCTACGAAAACTAATAAAGTTTCGTGACGATGAGCTTAACAAGCTAAGACTTGAGTTATCACGTCTTAAACAAACAAGAAATAATTCATGGGCAGTAATGAAAGATGACTAAAAATTTATGGCAGATGGATCGCAACGAAATATTTCGTGATCTTGTTGATCAATATTTAGATGAAGGCTACTCCAAGAGAGAAGCACGTAAGCTGGCAAAGCAGGAGGCTGACGAGATAATGATTGACAAGAATGAATTTGTTGATACTGTTTGGGAAGAAAGTTTTCATGACCGCTAAGTGGTTACTCATATACAGAAACTCAGTAATTGTAGATACTTTCAATACAAAGTATGCAGCAAGAAAGGAGATTGATAATCGTAGACAACTTGCACACATGTTAGGAGAAGATGTAGATCGAATATATCAAATAAGAAAGATGTAAAATGGAAGACAGTACACTTGTGTCACACAATGCCTGTCCTGAGTGCGGATCAAGCGATGGCAACGCACTGTACTCAGATGGGCATACTTTTTGTTATGTTTGCAAAACTTATGGCAAAGAAGGAGAAGCCGAATTGATACCGCAACAACAAACATATCCTCGCATCAATGGCCTACAAAGAAATCAATCAGTTAAAAAGCACTGGGTTACTGCTGAAATTACAGATAGAAAAATCCAAGAAGAAACATGTCGTGTATATGGTGTAACTGTTATTCGTAATGGTACACAGATCACAGAACACATGTACAAGTACAATGATAAAGATGGTAATCATATAGCTACAAAGTTTAGACGCACTCAAGACAAACAGTTCTGGTCTGAAGGACCACTCAATGAAGCAGGTTTGTTTGGTCAGAGTGTCTTTGGTAAAGGTGGTAAGTACATCACAGTGTGTGAAGGTGAGATAGATGCGATGTCTGCCTATCAGTTGCTTGGTTCTAAGTGGCCTGTTGTGTCTATCAAGAATGGTGCAGCAAGTGCATATAAGAACTGTCAACAATCACTAGATTATCTTAATAAGTTTGATCAGATTGTTCTGTGCTTTGACAATGACAAGGCTGGACGTGAAGCGCAGCAACAAGTAGCCCGACTATTCGAGCCAAACAAATGTAAGATCATGAGCCTTGATCTGAAGGATGCTAACGAGTATCTCAAGACAGGACAACGTGAAAAGTTTGTGCGACAGTGGTGGGATGCATCCACGTATACACCTGCTGGTATTATCAACCTTGCGGATCTTGGGACTTCTCTGTATGAGGAGGCACACTATCAGACCTGCTTGTATCCTTGGCCTAAACTAAACGAGAAGACCTATGGTATGCGTACTGGTGAGCTAGTGACCTTCACATCTGGTGCAGGTATGGGTAAGTCCAGCATCATGCGTGAGCTAATGCATCACATCATGGCTAACACAGAAGATAACATTGGTGTGCTTGCTCTTGAAGAGAACACACGTAATACTGCGTTCAATATTATGAGTGTGGAAGCTAATGCTAGACTATACATCAAAGAGATACGTGACCAGTACACACAAGAGCAACTCAATGAGTGGCAGAAAAAGACCATTGGATCTGGCAGGTTCTTTGCCTTTGATCACTTTGGTTCTATTGCCAACGATGAAATACTGGATCGTGTACGCTACATGGCAAAGGCACTGGAATGTAAGTGGGTGTTTCTAGATCACTTGTCTATCCTTGTGTCAGGTCAAGAGGACAATGGAGATGAACGTAAGTCCATTGATATTCTGATGACCAAGCTGCGTTCTCTTGTTGAAGAGACAGGCATTGGTTTATTACTTGTCAGTCACCTACGTAGACCTGCTGGTGATCGTGGACATGAAGATGGACGTGAGGTATCACTCTCTCACCTACGAGGGTCAGCTTCTATTGCTCACCTATCTGATGCGGTGGTGGCATTGGAGCGCAACCAACAAGCTGACGATGAGGTAGAAGCTAACACCACAACGATTCGTATTCTAAAGAATAGATATACTGGCGAGACAGGTGCAGCTTGCTACTTGCATTATGATAAAGAAACTGGTAGAATGTCACAGATAGATAATCCCTTCATGGAGGAAGAGGCATGATTTGGAAGTACAGAACAGAGCAAGATAAAGAGCATGTTGAAAATTACTTAACAGATAAGGGATTATCTTTTAGCTTTGATGAAAGGTTACCTGCTTTTTATATAGATGATCCTGACCCAAAGAAACATTACATAGCTTATCAGTATTATTATACTACAGGTAGATGGGGAGTTATGTATAATAAAAGAAATAAAAATAGAAAACATTACATGTGTAGAGATGTAGAAACTTTAGTAAATAAATATATCTTAAAAAACCAAGATGAAGTGAGTGATATGAGAAAACCTTTTGATAAAAGTGTATACGATGAAGCAGATAAAGCTGCGAAGGATGCAGCATTTAAATTTATCAGCACCATGAATTATACGACTGTTGATACAACAGAACGTAAAGACTTTGACATTGTGTGTAAAGCGAGGACAGAAATACATCACCTCTATGAGGTAGAAGTAAAGTACGCATGGAAAGGAGAGTGGCCTGAGTCTTGGACTGAGATACGTATACCACATAGAAAGAAAAGATTGCTGGACAAGTGGAAGAAAGAATATCCCAATGCTCTCTTTACCTTCATGGTATTTCGTAATGATTGTAAAAAGGCTTGGCATATTGATGCAAACATTTTACTTGACTGTGAAGTTAAAGAAGCGTATAACAGAAACATAGCTAAACGAGAAAAGTTTTTTCACATTCCTGTAAAGGATGCGTATATAGTAGATATAGAATGATACAAGCAGTTGTTGATATAGAAACAGATAGTCTGAAT